CTCTTATGATTCGCGATTTGAGAGGTTTCTTGAAATTATAACCGAAATAGTTACCACTTCCACTAAAACTTGCAGCCGAGGATGCCATGGTTAATGCAAGTGCATCTGCTTTGTCTGGACTTTTTATACCCCTTTTCCTCATTTCGTCCTTGCTTTCTATTTTTATCTTTCCGCTTGAGGTATATTTGTACAAAGGCGAAGCGAGTTCCGAGGCAAGCTCGTCATCAATAGGAAGTCGGCAATCACGCTTCGCCAACCAATCTTTTACCTCAAACCATAATTCTGCTCGGAGATTCAAATAATTCTTTTTAGTCGCAGGAGCTTCCGCCACATTCACACCGCGCACAGGGAGATTTTGCTCTGCGAGGCGATCGACCACTCCTGATCCTAAACCAATAACATCGACTAAGATCTCGCTTGGCGTTTCCATCGCAGTTGCATCATCGTATCTGTTCTTGACCGCACCGCATAACTGCATGAGATCCATGCTAGGGAATGTGATCATCTCGATGACTGTGTTCCCTTGGCGCACGCACAGCGCGGAGTTATCTCCGCCGAAGCGTGCGACATCTAAGCCCCAGACTATGGGCGCGGAGGCGGTGAGGGAAACATCGCGCCCCATCGCTGCGCGGATGAGTTCCATGGGTATGACAGTATCGTCATCTGCAGACGGGAACTCACCCATAACTTCAACGCGAGCGACTGTGGAATCTTCGCCATACTGTTCGATCATCTTGTGGAAAAGGGCTTGGTCTGTGCCTTCGACTGTGCGCGAGTCGATCTGTTCGGTTTTCCAGTATGCGCGCTTGGCGTGGAAGGAATCGTAGAATGGCCCTGTGTTTCTGCGCGGGTTGGAGAAGGTAAACCAAAAGCGGTTTTGCGTGGGTTCGGAGAAGAATCCTTCTGACACGCTGTATATGGGCGCGGGGATACCTGATGCCTCATCCATGATTAGGCAGACTCCGTATGATGAGTGAATACCAGCGAAAGCATCTGGGTTTTCTTCTGACCATAGTTGCGCTTGCGCGTAGTAGTAACCAGTATCAATTTTTAAGTCGCGGATTAGGGCTTCTTCAAACCATGGTGCTGGTTTTATGGTGGTGGCTGTTTTAGCAAACCAATGTGAGTTGATAGATAGCGTTAACCATTTACCTAATTCAGCCCATGTTCTTGATCTAAGCTGTTGTTCAGTATTGGCGGTAACAATTATGGTAGAGCCAAGCCTTGTGGATAGCATCCATAGTATTAACCAAGACACTAAGGCTGATTTACCAATACCACGCCCCGATGCCACCGCCAATCTAAACATTTCAGGTAAGTCTTTAACCTGGTTTCTTTGTATGTGTGTTGAAATTTCCCTCAAAATTTTTTCTTGCCACTTCCTTGGCCCTGAGAAATGCTCGAGGGGGGTGTTAGGTTCTCCCCATGGGAAGATGAATCTGACAAAGTTTAACGGATCATCTTTTATATTCATTGACCAAACAGAGGTCATCAATTCCTTTTCTTGCTCTGGTTTGTATTTCATAAAAAAAATTATCTCAACAGTTTATATATATACGCACTACGCAGGGGTGTTGACGGGGGGGTATTCTTGGAAGGATCAAGAATGGCAATACCGCCAACAAATGCAAGCGCACTACATACAGAAGGGAGAAGATGAGATTGCGCGCGTGCATCATTGCCTAGTTATCGTTGGAGCTGTCGCTCTCCTTCAAAAGAAACTGCCCCTTCTTTTCTAGCGTTTCTACCTTTTTGCCCTCGATTATGCGTGTATTGGCATTTTCCAGAACATTGGATAAGTTGATACTGTTCTCTATCTGTTGAACATCCGCCCAAGGATTGCCAGCTTCTTTTCCTTTGTTCTTTAAAAAGAATATTTGTGCGCTAACGGATGGGTCGCGCCCATTTCTCCCTGTAGCGGAATCAAACAGAGCTGCGCTGACCTGCTCTATGCTCCTTAACTTTCCGCGCCTTATATACTGTTCAATATTTGCAAATTCTTTTTTACGCCTTTGCAATGTAGTTACAGAACAACCAAATACAGCCTTACATAATGCTTCTTCAGAAAAACCAAGGCCAGCTAATCGCTCCGCTTCCTGTAGTTGTTCATCTGTAAAAGTTATCTTTTTTCTGCCTGGTTTACCCTTTTTTTCTTCCATTATTGCAGTATTTTGCATTTTTTTTGCTCCCTTTTAACCCTTATTCTATAAGGTTTTTACAACATATATACATATTTATACATATTTATAGTAGAAAAGTGTTGACATGTGTATATATGCGTAGTTTAATATGATTATTGATTATTCACTAAAGGAGGAAAAATGGATAACAACAAACAAGATATCTACACATTAGAGCAAAATCTAATTGAAGAGCTTAACGATAACAAAGAAAAGATATTAGAATCAAAATATCCTGAAGATTTGATTAATGAATATGCTGATAGTTGGGTTCCAATATATAACTATGATTTATTAAAAGTTGCTCAGTCAGACTTAACTTTGGGTTATGTACATGATTCTGATCTCGGAGAAGGAGATATTTATTTCTTGCTTTCTTGTTCAATACGAGAAAGGCTTACTAATATTGGTTGGAATTGGTTAAATCAGCAAGTAGAGGTTGCATAATGAATATTCAAAGACAAGAAGGCAATTTAAAACAAGTAATATTCCTGGATGCTGGAAAGGTTAAAGGAAGAAATTATTTAATTAAACAAGGTTTTACACCTTGCAGAAATAAAGACTATTTAACCAACGGAAAGCTAACAGGCCATTACAACAGGTTTAAAAAATGTTGGCTATTTGGGGAGAACTCATAATGAAAGACTACATAAACCACAAACCACAACCGCCAATTCATTGGACGGATACAGCACGCGTTATAAGTGAAATCTTTATATGCGTGATCTCTGTTTTAACTTTAATATTTTTGGTTTAAGGAGGATAAATGAAAACTATTAATAAAAAGAAATACTACATTATGCACAATGTAGGGAAAGTTAAATATTTAATAAACTTCCACGATGGACAAAAAACCCATCAAGACGGAAGTGATTTTTATGATATTGGATGTTTTTCTAATAAGAGAAAATTAGCCCAATTTGAAAAGCAATTAATTAACAATGGTTACATAGAGGGCAGACCATGACTGAGAATACACACAAAGTAAAAAAGCGTGATGAAGAAATGAAGGCAGAGCGCATGGATAATATGTATACCCAAATATATGCAAGATGGGATAAAAACAATCCTTACCATGAGGATTTTATAGAAACCAAATATGCAAGCGGTAGAGTTGCTAATTACAAATTTGATGAGCCAAATAAAGTAACTACCACTTGGGAAAGGGCAAGAAATAAATTTTTTAAGTTTTGGGATAAACCCAGGAAAAAGGAGAACGACTAATAGACATGGCTACGATCCTAAAAGGGTTTATTTTTTTATTCTCTACAGGATTGTTAGCCATTCTTACCATGTTACTAGGAAACGCGTACATTGATTATAAGGAGGGAAAAGATGATTAATAATGCAAGATTTTATTTTAACTACCAAGGCGATTCTATAGAGTGGACTTACAAAGGTTCTATGGATGACGACAAGAGCGCACTATATCGCGCCTATAAACATGCTACCTACAAGCCAAGATTAAACGATTTTAAGATTCTGGACACAAAGGGCCACAACTTAACCAACATTAAAAAGGCATTGCTAGAAAGCATTAACGAACAACCAAAAGAAAAACCAAAAACAATATGGGGGAAAAGATGATTTATTGTGAAAAGACGATTTATTGTGGCGATACACCAATAAATTTAAGCCCAAGAAAAAGAAAAGATAGAGAGATACAAGCCTTGGTTAAGAATCTTGCAGAAAAGCAAATGCAGGAAAAAATGCTAAAAACTCAATTAAGTGCTATAGAAAGGCGTCTAAATAAACTTTTGAAAGAATGGTTTAAAGAGAATCCAATTACAGAAACAGCTATATGTGCTTATAAGCCATGCAGTAAAGAATTTACAAGGAAATTAAAAACTTGCGGAAGATTAAAAATAACATGCAGTGATTCTTGTAGAACACTAAAAGCTAGAAACAGGAGGAGATAATGCAAGAAGTTAAAATAATAGACTTACAAATATATGCTTACACAGATGACTTTTTAATTGGCATCTTTGATAACAAAATATTAAGCGATAAAACCAAAGAAGCAATCAAGCAAGATGTAGAAAAACATATCGAGGGAGAAAATAATGACTTTTGACATGGCAGAACATAAATACCATTGCTACTTACGCGATAGAGGTTATATCGGAGAGTTACCTTACGCGAGCAGAGAAACATCTATGCAAACTCCTGAGGGCGATTGGATTTTAAAAGACCAATACGGAGATAAACTCGCAGTAGTAACCAAGAACGGAAGAATCATCTAGTTTTGGGCGCGTGTTCGGTTTTTATCATTCCCTCCTTACTATGATGAATACGCGCCCTTCTTCATGGGGTATTAATAGGCTATCTTAACTCTCCCTCCTTCAGTAGGTAGCCTAACCCCACCAATAGAAAATGCTTTTTACCACCTGCCTGCGACTTTCTTAATCTGCGCTTCTCATCTTCAAGCACACACCACACCACCTCTTTTTCTATTAATTCGGTAATCGCTCTCCCACAGGTCTTTCTATGCAAACCAACCATCTTGGCGTAATACGCTATGGCATCATGCGAGCTGTAAGTTTCCCACCTCCAACGCTCAGTCAGCGCCCACGCGCACAGCTTGGCGCTAGGCGTGAGATCTGTTCTCCCCGCCACCTCGCGCCTGTACCAACGCCAAACAATATTGCGCACACGCGCAAAGTCTTTCTGCTCACGCACCACGCCCAAGCGCACTAAACCAGATCTCTTAGGATCTTCTATCTCTGTCGGTGTCATCCACCAATAATCTTGTTCCCTTCTCACCTCGCACCCCCTGCGCTTGCGCTTCGCGCAAGTGCGCCTAATTTCACCTTTGTGCGCGAGTGAGCGCGAGTTTGCGCGAGCATGCTTAGAGAGGGGAAAATGCGCCAGCATTTTACCTCTCTCATACATATATAATTCTTATATATTGGATATATGGATATGTTAGTTACCTTCGTTGGATATGTTCGCCTAGGGTGTTGGACATGTTCGCCTAGGTTATTGGATATGTTAGTAACATTCATTAGGGTATTTCCTTACTAAAATTGATCTGCATTATGAGGCTCTCAACCTGCGCTAAGAACTTCTTTTCTTCCATGGTTTGCTTCTTTTTATTCATGGTTGGAAGCGCGTATTGTCTTAGTGCTTCGTTGAGGATATTTTTA